TCAAAGGAGCGTAGGCTACGAATTAGTCCAGATAGGTCATTAATGTTAATCATGTTAGGGCCATCACAAGGTGCATTATCTGGATCTTGGTGTGTCTCAATAAATACGCCTGCTACCCCTACAGCACAGGCTGCTTTAGCCAAAGATGCTACAAACCTACGATCTCCTCCAGAAGATGTGCCAAGACCTGCAGGCTTCTGTACTGAGTGTGTAGCATCAAAGATTACAGGGAAACCTGTCTCTGCCATAGTTACAAGGCCCCTAAAGTCATTTACTAGAGTATTATACCCAAAGGATGTACCACGCTCACAGAGCATAATATTGTTATTTCCCGTACTTACAATCTTGTCAGCTACATTAGTCATTTCACAAGGTGATAGGAATTGACCCTTCTTTACGTTAACAGCTAGGCCAGTGCGGCCTGCAGCTAGCAAAAGGTCAGTCTGGCGAGATAGGAATGCTGGGATCTGAATAAGATCAACAACATCAGCCACTGCTGCTACACTGAAAACTTCGTGTACGTCAGTAGTTACTGGGCATCCAAACGCAGAGCGGACATCTTCTAGTATTCTTAGACCTTCGTACATTCCAATACCACGACTAGACGTGCCTGATGTTCTGTTTGCCTTATCATAACTGCCCTTAAAAACAAACTTTGATCCTGTTACTAAACATGCATCAGATATACGACCTGCCATCATCATAGCGTGGTCATAGCTCTCTAGCTGACACGGGCCTAAAATAAATGAAACTGGTAGGTTTCCACCAAATTCTACATTACCAGCCTTCACTATTTGTTGGTTCATTATATACTCTCCATAGCTTTTTCAATGTATAACACATCCTGTGGATTGTTCAACTCCCAAAAGACACGGCCTCTTCCCTCTACCTCAACACACTTTATAGTACCGCCGTTTTCTAAGACGCGGAGTTGTTCAAGACCCTCCATTCGTTCCAGTGTACCCTCTGTCCATGTCATATATTTAGCTAAGGCCATTGGGCGATAAGCATATACACCAACGTGGTGGTAGGCTGGTAGTAGATCCCCTGATGGAAGAGTACTAGTATCCATAAATGGCATTACTTCTTTTGAGAAGTATAGTGCAAACATATTCTTGTCAAAAACTGCGGTAGTACCACCAACACGTCCCTGACGGCGATCTTCAACAAAGCGGGCATGGGTAAGTCTATCAAGGCGAAGTACAGGGGTAGCCATGTCAGCATGTGGATCTGCCTTCATTGCTGAAATTAAGTCCTCGACAAACCAGTGTGGCGTCAAAGGCGCATCACCCTGCAGGTTAACGATCAAGTCTGCATCAATCTCTGCCTTAGCTACAGCATCTGCGCAACGCTCTGTACCGTTGAAGCAATTCTCATCTGTCATAATAACGTCAGCGCCAAATGCTATTGCAGCATCTCTGATACGGATATCATCAGTTGCTACATAAACTGCCTGCACATTAGCTACCCGTTTTGCTGCAAGCCAGCTAAGTTCAATTAGCGTCTTCTTTTGCCCATCAGGTAATCTAATTTTAACTAAGGGCTTACCAGGATAACGTGTGCTGGCGAACCTTGCTGGTATTATTATAACGGTCTTCATGCTACACTGTTCCTATGTACATAAATGTAGTCCTTACCACGGTATATCTTATCAACTTCGTAACCCATAAGTGTTAGTGCCAAATGTGTGTATTCAGGAGTTTTGGGCTTACGCTCCATTATAATTACAGGCTTGTCGCGGGCTACAATCTTGAGGCACCCCCTTAAAGCATATTCTTCATGCTTTTCTATGTCAAACTTAATAAGGTCTACATTGCCACTTACAAACCTATCCAGAATAACCGTATAGGTGTCTATCTGCTTATATGTAGCACGGCGATACATTATTAATTCATTGCTAGGTCTTTCATATCTGGCAGTACCATCATTGTTGGTATAGTAAAGCTTCTTTTCACCTTCAGTAGAACTAACACCAAGATTATGACATATCACGTTTTGCTTTGCGTTGCGAACTAGACACTCGTATGTATCTGGGTTTGGCTCAAAGGAATGTACTTCAGTAAAAGTATCAGCCATTTGGTTTGCAGTAAGTCCATAACAACCACCAACATCTAGTGCTATTCGATGTTGCTTACACAAAGTAGATGCATAATGTATCATCCCAGCGTGATATTCACGACCACTCTCAAGTATGTCTACAACACTGGCACTAGGGTTATTGACCCAAGTACCGTTTATCTCATACACTTTTCAGCCCCTCTAATCGTGATAGAAAGTCTACGCTACACTGAATGTTACAGTCTTTGCATGGTGATATGTCTCGTTTTCCTGCCGCTAGTCTAGCACGATATTCTGACAGCCTAACATTCTTTGTAGTGTAATATCCAATGGTCTCTACACGTACATTTGATAATGCTTCTATGTCTTTCCAGACATCACAGCATAGATTATAGTCACCATTCCAGTTTATATATACAACTTCAAAAGGCTTATGACAAATCCCACCATACTTAGGGTGAAAGTAATCAGGCTCAGAGTTTATCTGATCTTTGATATATCCAGCCCTAGTCTTCCAGTTTCGGCTACTAGCATCTCTCTTATCCTTAACACGCAAAGAAGGGTAGCGGCGCTGGACATCTTCAGGCAACTCAGTGTTCTCTGAGTATATGTTATAGACTACATCATCCATTTGAACTATTAGGTCCAGGTATTTGTCTACCCACTTACCGTTGGTATTCATCTCAAGGGTGACTGGATGTGTCTCACGTAGTGTTAAGAGTTTCTGCAGGATAGGCCCAAAGTTTTTACACAGTGTAGGCTCTCCTCTGCCAGCAAGCTGTATTGCTACAGGCTGTCCAAGGTCTTTAATTTGCTGGACTATAATATCAGCCGTCTCTAAAGACATATGGACGTTTTCGTTTTCATAACCGTGGCTGCGAGGGCAGAACGCACAGGTGTAATTACATAACTCTGATAAGTTTAACTCTATATACTTGAGCAGTTTATTCATCAGATCTTGGTCTCTCTAGAAATTGATTAATTGTAACCCTATAGGAACCTTTTGGGCAGCTATAATCGTGCCATGTAACACCGTCTATTGCTGGGAATATAAGCGCTGTATTAGGCTTCCATGCAATCTCTTTAGGGTTACGCTTATCCTCGTCGTACAGATTTGTACCAGAGTTTGCATCCGGGTCAACGTAGACCACACAGGATAATACCTTGCGGCTAGACTCATCATGTATAGGATATCTTAGCGGTCCTATGAGAAAGTTTACCTCCCAAAACAACCGCAAACTATCATACTCCCTACATTGAGGGAATTGTAAAAGCATGTCTTCTGTCAGCGGCCTACTGTTTATACAGTCTTGTAATGCTTTGTTGTCAGGCTCTGGAAAGGCTTGTTTTCTTGTGTCTTTGTCTACATTATTGCTTATAAACTTTTTAGCTTCCTTGCGGAGCGTCTTAAAAACATCACTGTCGTAGTAATTCTCAATGACCATATGAGGCCAAGGTTTATCTATAATCACCATGCGTGAACCTCATAATCGTTCAGCCCCTGATCGTCATAACGGCTTAGTTTGTGTAGTAGTTTGTCGGAATAGTCTTCATCATGAAAATCAATACCTACTCTGTTGTAGAACCAGTTTAGCCAACGTAACTTATCTTCTCTTGGTACTGCCTTAACATCTAATATTGAATTGTCTACTTTTACAAAAGGTATAATGTCATTCATCATTTGTGAAGGCCTAAGAGCGCAGACAGGCTTATCTAGCATAAGTGCCTTAAAGTTCATCCCACTATCAATACTAACTATTTTATCTGCTTCTACAACCATCTCATGAGACCTACAACCATCTACCAACTCAGTATATTCGCTTAACAGATTAAATCTCTTCGCTATAGACCATAAAACATCATAATGTGTACCACCGCCAGGACAGGGATGCGTCTTAAAGATCGTATATGTCTTACTTTCAGTTGCCCATTTTATATAACGAAGGGTTAGTTTAAGGTCTTTCTCAGCGGTCATCTGAAGAGGGAAAAGAACATAAGGCCTCTGCTTTTCAAAAACACCTTCATGCTGACCATACCTGTCGTTAGACATCTGTTTGAACTTTTCTTCAA